TCTTTTAATGCAATTCCATTATTAGTATACGATTGAAATAGCTCTTGTTGATCTTCACCTCTATCATCACTAACACTCTTACCAGCAACTGCTCCTCCTGCTGTTGCGGCTAATGCTGTTTGAATTGCTGTAATAGCTTGGTATGTTGCATCATTCTGCAATGCAATATCTTTGGCCGCATTAGTGAACTTTGCCATCTCAGTGGCATATTCTGCAGTGTTAACACTCTTAGCTAATTCTGCAAGTGAATCAAACGCAAATGGATCTCCCTTTGCAATGTCTGCTACTAACTGCATTGCTAAATCTGCATCTTTTGGAAGTACTGTTAAGTTTTCAAAATTCATCGACCTTGTCCATTCAAATCCAGGTGACTGAATTGACTTTGACGCTTCAAAGCTAATTCTATCTAACCCTTCAAAAGGTACAATCTCTGCTTGCATGCCTGAAAGCCAATCCCCAACTACATTTACTAAGCCTGCCGCTAGTCCGGAAATAACACCTGTCTTTAAACCTTTGCCAATTGCAGTAGATAGCTTCTCCCCTTTTAAAACTTCAACTGAACCTTTTAACAGTGCCGCCGCAACACCAATACCAATAACACTTCCACCTGTGCCAACTCCGACAAGTGCCGTCATTACACCAACAGCAAATGCAGTTTTACCTGGATTCATTTTAGCATATTTGCCTAGGCTTTCAATACCTGAAGTAATTCTACTATCTTCACCAAGTTTGGCTTTAATATCTGTTTTTAGTTTCTCGAATTTAGCATCAAAATTTTGTACCGGTTCTGTATCTTGAATTAGTTTGCCAATTTTAGTTAAATATTCATTAGCAACTTTTACGGTATCTACTACTGCATCTTTTGTTTTACCTACTCCAGATCTATTATTTCCTGTTTCATCTGATAGCTTTTGTACTAACGGAAATAAATTGTTAAGTTGGTCCTGCCTTAGATCGACTTCAAGTAAATCGTCCCAGGCTGTTACTACCCCTTCAACAACTACACGTTGTTCTTTAGTTAGATCAAAACACACACTTTCTAACAATGCTGTTCGTTTATTTAAATTTGTTATTTTCATTTGTTAAACAGTGCCTTTACTAGTGCCGTTTGCCCATCCGGATCTAAGGAATCGTAACCTTGTTTTACTTTCATCCAATTAGGATCTGTTGCTTTAAGCAACGAATCTTGTGTTCCTCCACCTGCGTCTGAATCTGGTTTGGTTGCAGTTTGATTAGGTGTTGGTTTAGTAGCTCCTTTTGGTATATTAAGAGATTTAATATAACCTATAGATTTTTTAATCCAATCAAGCAATACTTTTGTCATTGAATATTCTACATCATCAGCTTCATTTTGAGTCTTTTCAATGAGTGCTAACTTTAACCATTGCTTTGTAATTTCATCAAAATCATTTTTAAATTTTTCCATTGCAGTTGTAACATCTGGATTTTTTTGAATCTCTACAGCATCCTGTGCATCAAGGTGGCTAAAGAACGAAGTATTCCAGTCATTTGCATCAAATATTGGATCTGGAGAATTAACTGCGGCTGTTAGTGTAGCAAGATCTGCATTTAAATATTTTGCTTTAATTTTAATTCCATAATCAACAATAAACATTTCTTGTTTTGCTGGATACTCGTTATTTGCTCTTATATCTGCTAGGAACTTATTTCCAGGCGTGTATAATTCTCCAGCAAGATTAGTTGATAATGTTTCAAAAGTTTTTAACTCTGCAACATATTCTGGATTTTTTACAATATCGTTATTAGCACGGTTTTCATCATCACTAGGTTCAGTTCCTGCCTGTGTAGGTTTTGCATCTGGGATTTCTATCTGCATATGTAAAAATGTAACCGATGCAATTAATGCAATAGTCCTAATACATTCTGCAACTCCAAATCCATCTGGTGCAGTAGCATTTCCGCCTTGCAACATTAACTGAATAATTTGATCAGCTCCAACTGCACCTCTATCTGCTACATTTACGTTTTTAATAATTTCTCGTTTATTATCCTTAAGATACAATAGTAATGTCTTACCAACAACTGCACCATTGGTAGCTTTTTGTATTGAATTAAAAACTATTTTTGTAAGTCCTGCTAATGGCAGATCTTTTCCTTGTGCATCAACTAATCCTGGATTAGAAGTATTAAATGCTTTAACTGACGCTCCATCAATCATGTTTGTAAGTTTAGCAAATTCATTGGCACCTTGCCCTTTAACAGCAAGTCCTACTCCATTAACAACATCTTTTGTCTTATTCTTAATACGGCTTGCTAAATCGCCAAATACGTTCTCATTAACTAATAATGATACGTTTCCTTTATGTAAGTCTGTAATTTTCATAATGTTATTTATTTTCGTTTTCTTTAATCATTCTTACACCTCGGGTGAATTTATTTGGATCATTGTTTTTTACTGCTAATTGTAATCTTCGAGTTAAATCCTGTGCTTGTTCTTTTGGATACGAAGTTTCAATTATATGCAATAAGTTAGTTATCCTTGCTAATGCTTGTACTGCAAGACCTTCAACCATCAGATGTTTATCCTTCTTAGGAACAATGGTAGTAATTTCTTCTAATATTGATCTAGTTTTTATTTGCATTGTAACTCTATTTATGGTAAATACATCTGTAGGAGACATTTAATAACATGACATCAGCAACAGAAATACGTGAATTTATGGACCGATTAGCTATTATTACTGAATCTAATCCGGAGGATTCTGCTAGTAATGATCCGCCAGCAGATGCGGTTGATAGTGAAACTGGAAAAAAAGCACATGACATTACAACAACTGAACTTAATCGCTTAAAAGTTACGTTAAGACCATTAGTAAGTGACGAATTGCAATCTAGATTTGTACAAGCATTAAATAAGATGCGAAGTAATGCTCCTATGTCTACTAGTGAAATGAAACTAATTACAGTAGCCTTTGTTGCTATGGCAGATGTTATTGCAGATGATGCGGCGTTAACTATTAGGATTAGAAACACCATTCAATCATACAACCTTTCAGCTACAGGTAATACTACTGACGATAGTCCAAATCTAGAGTTTGACGATGGTGAGATTGAGGTTAAAGATGACGGTCCTGATGAAGAACAACTAGATCGCACCAGAGCTGAAAAAGAATAATTAAACATCTCTAGTTAATCCTAATCCTCTTAATTTATCCCTATTAACAGATGAACTTGTAGATTGTGGTGTATCAGTTGGTACTACTATTGTACTAGTTGTCTTATGTAACTTGTTGAATACCGTTGTTGCTGATCCTGCAATAGGTTCTGCGTCATCAGCTAAGTCTGAAATTAACAATGTTACTGGATTAAAATCCATTTCAAGTTTCTGCCCAACTGCACTACTACTCCTTGTTTTCATAAATTGTAATTGTACTCTGTTACGTTCTCGCATACTTGGTGTACTGTAGATACCAAATACATTATCTGCTGTCTGGATTTTACTTAGGCCACCAGCAATCATGGAATGATCAAACTCAACACTTTCTACTGCACTTCTGTTTAACTGTGAAGCAGTAGCAAATAGCAAATTCTCGGTAACTGCTAGATTCCTTAATTCTTCACTAACAATCTTATCTTTAATATACAAATCAGCAACACTAATTTTCTGTGTAGCCGGCATCATAAGATCTAGGTAATCTACAAGTATTGCATCTACATGTATTTTACGTTGTGTCTGAAATTCTCTAATCCATGCTAACAAATCATTTGCAGTAACACTGTTTGGTAGTTGTACAATCTGCAAGCCTCCAGATTTTTTACCAATCATACGCACTTTTAAATCAATATCATCAATTTGTTTATATACGTCTCTAGTTGCAGTTCCAGTAAGCATTGCATCCATTCTCATAGAACACAACCCTTCACTAAGCTCTAAACTAAAGTAAACAGTATTAAGTCCTGCTTTAGCCCAATTAAGTCCTAAATTTTGCAAGAACAAACTCTTACCTGCACCAGATGCTCCAGCAAAGATATTAAGTTCACCTTTATTAAATCCACCATACAGTTTATCATCAACTGTTTTCCAACCAGTTGTTAACTGTCCGTTTGCATCTTTTAATCCATCAAGTCTTGCTTTAGGATTCTCAAAGTAATTAGTTCCAAACGTTTTAGGAAGTCCTACTTGTACAGCCGCTTTAATTAATGATTCAACTTCTCCGTAATTACTTTTTTCTAGTAAATCAGCACTAGTTAAGATTGCTCCTTCTAATGCTTTATGTCTAGAAAATCCTTCAAACTCTGATAAAAACCATTCTTTATGTTCTTCTGCTTTACCGCCAATTTCCTCAATCTCAATAGAAGTAACTGCTGATAATTGCTTTGCATCAGGTACGTTACTATGTTCAGTAATATAGTCTTTAATAAACTGAGCCGCTGGGCGGAGTCTGCGATCAAAATAATCAGCATTTAATACATTATTACATCTTGCCGCTAAATCATTATTACTAATTAAGAACTCTAAAAAGAGTTTCTGTAAATCATAACTATATTCTTTTACTTCAGTATCTGCCATTACTTATTGTCTCCCCATCGTAATTTTGCAAGCATTGCATCTTCGGGATTACGGAATCTAAAGATCATGTCGTCTAAGGATGATTGATATGCCCAACGTTTTATTGGCTTAGCTTGCCAATTACTTACTTTGTATGAAGGTAACCCAAATTCTGTAGTCATCCATAAAATAACTTCTTCCCAAAATGCATTGGTATCTTGTCCTGGTTTCCAATCTAACTTAAAACTATAATACGGTTTTACCTTATAACTAAACACACCATCTCCTCATTAATAATTTAACCTTCAAAGGCGAGTGTTCAATCGCCATTAATATACTTTGCAATGTTGCAACCCTCCCAAACTTTAAAATTGCATCATTAGCATCCTTTACACCCGAAGGCCATTCTGGAAAACTAACATTCCATCCTAAATTTATTGCATCTTCTATTAACACTTTACCAGCAACATCTCTATCTGCTAAAATAACCGGTTCTGTATCCAAGTCTTCAATCATCTGTGCTTGTGGAAGACTAATCCTATTACTTAAGATAGCAACGCCGCCTATTGCTAGTGCATCGTATTCTCCTTCACAAACTATTGTATACTTACGTTTTGTTAATTGTTTATCTAAATTATAAACAAATTCGTTTGGAGATGTTCGTAGCATTTTAGCAGTACCTGATGGCGGATCATTAATCCATCGTCCCATATAACCTACAATATTACTATTATCAGTATAAGGTAATATAATACGTTGCTTCATGCCTATTGCATTAGTTTGTTTCCAGTCTGCTAAGTTGTATAATCCTCTATTAGTAAGATACTCGATAGCCTCATCTCGTAAATCAGTTAATTCCCAAGGATATGTATATTCAGGCCATTCTTTATTAAATATTACTTTCTCTGGTTCAACTTCCTCAATAACTTGATCCCATAGTAATATTTTAAGACGCTGGATCTCTGCCTCATCAATGCCTAGTATTCGCATTAACTTTATTAATTTAAATCCTAATTTACTTCCGGGGCGCCATCCAGTTGTAAAGCCACAATTAAAACAATGATATGCTGTTTTATCATTATCAAATCTAATGCCACCTCGATGTTTAGTGTCAGGGCGACTTTCTCCATTATGTACACATACTGGACAGTTCATAGTAGACCAACCGCTACTATTATTCTTTAGTACAGGTAAGTTATTACGGAGTGTGGATTCAACAACATTCATAGTGTTATTATACTACAATAAACGTATGAAGTCAATAAGAAATTATGCCATAATGTTAATAAATTAG